TGTCTGCACGGGTACGATTCGTTACTTCTAACAAGTCAGGAAAAGTAAACATGGGCAAGAAACGAAACGGGCTCACTGAGAAGCAAGAACGGTTCGCCGACTACCTCGCATTGGGTGACCCCAAGACCGGCAAACCTCTAACGGCTACGCAGTCCTATGCTCTTGCATACGACACCGAGAATATGTCGAGAAGTGCGATGAGAGTGGAAGCAAGTCGGCTATCGACTGACCCTAACATCGCCCTACGTGTGGCATCGAAAAGGGCGAGTCTGACTAGGTCAAGGGAGACCGCCGAGATCAATACTCGGCAAAAGGTACTCGATACCCTGCACGAGCTTCTAGATCACGCGACAGGCGAACGCGGCGAGCAAACGCGGATAGCCGCCGCTCGTCTACTAGGCGAGACTCAAGGCATGTACAAGTCGACCGTCGAGCAGACGATCAAGCGATCATCCGACGAGATACTCGCCGACCTCGACGACCTGATCGAGTCTACTGTGGACGAGTCAGGAACAGACGACGCGGATTTTTCCGACGAGTCGACGGATCGGTCGATCATGCACTAGCCGACCCCCACCCCCCCGTGAGCCGAGCGCGTATGCGATATATATACATAGTGATCTGCTCAAAAAATCCCAAAAATCTGGGAAATGTCGTACTGACCATGTGTCGAACACTCCCTTTTTTGCTCAGAAAACGCTTTAGGAGTCCCATACCCCCCTATGAAAATCTGTAAAAACCGGAAAAACCCAATAACTATGCGGGTTTCACGGCTTTTTCGTTTTTTCACACGAATAAATCGAAAAAAAATAGAAAAAAAGCTGTCCAAGTGTAGATTTGAGCTTGTCAAGGGGGTATATTCCGTATAATCAGGGGGTATTTCTTATCTAGGACTTGCCTAGAACTAGGAAATTTCCTTTATCTAAGCCATTTCTAGGCTATATCTTTTCGATTTTTTGTTTATTGTTTAGGTTCTAAGCGTTTAGTAATAGAAATCTAAGCAAGTCCTAGTTGGTGCCACACACCTGAAGCCACGCGGAGAAATTCTATGGCTGTTTCTGACGAAGCCAGAGAAAGAATTATCGATATCTACCAGAATCAGCCCCAAGGGCTTGCGTCTGAGGAGGTTATCGAGAGTCTTTACCAAGATATCCTTGGTCGTGGCGCTGATCCGGGCGGTTTGGAGTATTACCAGCAGTTTCCAGCCCACATTGCCGCTAGGAGAATGTACAACAGCAAAGAGGCAAGAGAGAAGGGGAGCGTTGCCCCGCGTCCGGGGTATGACTACGGCCTTTCTGACGAGCAAATAGCGCAGACTGGGCTGGCCTACCAGTTTGACGACTCGGGAATGTACAAGCAGTTCCAAGACCCAAACCAAGACCCAGAGGCTTTTGCAGATATACGCAACCAGTTTGGCTATTCGCATATACACGCGCTTCAGGCGTTACGGGATCGCATCAAGATGCGAGCAGAGGGTGATAACAGAGCGTTTAGCCCTTATGAAACGAAAAAAACAGGGAGAAGCGAAAGCGAGTTTAACAAGTTCACCAGCTACGTTGACCGTCTTGAGTCCCTGTATAACCAAGGTTACTCAATCGACGACATCAATGAGCTTGGAAGAGGCAATGTAAACGTAACTCCATCTTTCGCAGGGGATAGCGGTGACTCGGACCCCTTTTATCAAGACACAATCACGGGGGCTAATCCAGTGACAGACTACACCGAAGACCTTAACAGGTATTACGAGGAGCTTTTTGGCAGGGCGCCTAGACAGGCGGGTGTAGACTATTTCAATCAGGAGATAGCTGAGGGTAGACTTAACCCTGACGACCTCAGACAAACACTAATCAGCGCCGCATCCCCGCTAGACAGGATGTACTACGAAGGCACCCAGTCGGGCGACCCTGTGTTCGCGGCGACCCAAGAGCTATTTGGCAGAAATCCCGCGAGGGGTAAACAAGACCCAGAAACAGGGCAGTTCACAGGCGGCTACGGCCAGTATATGAGTGCGCTTGAGTCTGGTGACCTGACAGAAGAACAGCTTAGACGGAATCTGCTGAATATCGCCTACAACAGGCCGGGGCCGGAAGGCCAAGGAATGGGAACCGGCAGAGACTATCAAGCCTATCTGGACTCACTCGGTATCAACAGAACAAACAACCCATTCGCTATAGACGGCGGATTTGCAAAGGTTGGGTATGGCTCCGACCTGAGCCAGTATCAGGCGCTGGCAGACGCTGGAGCCGGAGCCGGGGCTGGAGATGGAACAGGCACGGGAGCAGGCACGGGAGCAGGCACTGATGCTGGCGCAGGAACGATGCCCGGATTCCCCGGAGTGGGCGGCAAGGGCGGAAAAGGCGGCACTGGTGGCGCTATGCCTCAGGGCGGAGCTATGCCTCAGAGCGGCGGAACCTATCAGGCTGGTGGCGGCTACAGAATGCCCGGACAGTACATCACCGGAAATCAGCTTTATTCCGGCATGGTTCCCTACGGCATGAGTAGCCCAATGGGGTTCGGTGGTATGGGCGGTTTCGGCGGTGGATTTGGAGGTGGCGGCAAAGGCGGCGGCTTCGGATCGCCTTACGGATCGCCTTACGGAATGTCTCAGCAATATATGCCTAATGCCGGATTGATGTCTGGATACTCCACTGGCTTTGGGCCATATGGCGGCTTCCGGCGTCCAAGGTTTGGTGGCGGCAAAGGTGGGATGCCTAGACCAATGCCGTACCCAATGGGTGGCGGGAAGGGTGGCCCAAGAATACAGCCCTACCCCTACCCGATGGGCGGCGGTGACATCATCGAAGAGAACCCCGTAGTCGGACCAAATGGAGAAAGGCTTTATGACCGGGCTTTTACTCCGGGGTCTCCAGACGATAGGGTTTTTGATTCGTCAGCAAAGCCCACATTTGATCAAAACCTACAGTTTATCCTTGATAGGGTAGCGGCAGGCACCGCAACGCCGGGGCAACAGAAGTTTTATGACGAAAGGTATTTGACGGGCGAGTATCTGAACAACCCCAACAACTTTGGGTAAGTGATGCGCCGTAACTACCGAAAGGAATACGAAAACTACCAGTCTAAGCCAAAACAGCGTCGAAACAACGACAAGCGGAAGGCCGCTAGGCGCTTGATGGAAAAGGAAGGCAAAGTATCTAAGGGCGATGGCAAGGACGTGGCCCACAAAAAACCACTGGCAAAAGGCGGCTCCAACAAGAAGGGCAACCTGAAGGTGGCGAACAGATCAAAGAACAGGTCATTTAAGCGCACGAAAACAGCACGGATGGCGTAATGTCAGAGTTAATGACGCCCGAACTAGCCAAAAAGCTAAAGGGCGCATCTCCAGAGGTCAGGCTCAGAGCCGCAGAGCTTTTGGAGCAGGCAAAAGAAGCAAAGGAGATTGAGAAGGCCCAAACCACCTACATGGGCTTTGTCAAGCATATGTGGCCTGCTTTTATTGAGGGCAGGCATCACAAGATCATGGCGGAGGCGTTTGAGCGTATCGCCAGAGGCGAATTGAAGCGCCTGATCGTGAATATGCCACCACGGCACACTAAGTCGGAGTTTGCCTCTTACTTGTTACCAGCATGGTTCTTGGGCCAGATGCCTGAGAAAAAGATTATCCAGACGGCGCACACTGCGGAATTATCTGTGGGTTTTGGCCGAAAGGTCAGAAACCTTGTGGATTCGGAGGACTTCAAGAAAGTCTTTCCCAATCTACAGCTAAGAGCGGACTCAAAAGCGGCAGGCCGTTGGAGCACCAACAAGAACGGCGAATATTTCGCTATCGGTGTTGGCGGTGCGGTAACAGGTAAAGGTGCCGACCTTTTGATTATTGACGACCCTCACTCAGAGCAGGAGGGCCAGTCGGCAGACCCAGCCGTGTTTGACCGGACGTATGACTGGTACACATCTGGGCCTCGACAGCGACTTCAGCCGGGAGGCGCTATCGTTATCGTAATGACACGCTGGCATATGCGTGATCTGACCGGCAAGATTATTAAGTCCTCTGCTCAACGGGTAGGCTCCGATGAGTGGGAGGTTATAGAGTTTCCAGCCATCATGCCGTCAGGTAAACCCCTGTGGCCTGAGTTCTGGAGCCAAACAGAGCTTGAGGCTCTGCGGAGTGAACTGCCCTCCCCCAAGTGGAACG